GTACACTGGCTGGCCCGATCTATTCCGGTTATCGTTGTGGCTCCAGCCAATGTTCCAAGTGCCTGGCCACCATTTCCGCCGTCCACGTAAAGGCTGCTATGAAGTATCTCCCTCATATAGGAGTTACCAAACTCTAATATGAACGTCTGACTGGAATTAGGAGTAAACGGAACCAGCCTCACCTGCGCGCTGGAGTCCTTCACTTCACAGACAAATGATGTTCCTGGACGACTTGCGGACCCGCCGTGGCGTTTGACGAATACGTTTCGCATCGTCTTAACGCCGGTCTGGTATTTGACTTGGTCGACCTTGGGGTACATAGCGGGGGCTATTTCACCCGCGGCAAAATTTCTTCTAGAAATAGTGCTCATGATCTCGCTCTAATCCACTCCGCATCTGGGGTTTCTTCGGGCTGCTCTTCGTTTGCCGCATTTGCTTTGGCAATCGAGATCTCGATTTTGTATTTCTGCAATGCCTGAATTCCTAGTTTGAATGGGTCGCCACCAGTGAGTTGAGGCGCGATGACTGCGGCAAGTCTTAGGGAACACGCCATGACGAAATCAGCGGGGTATCTAACCGCAGAATCCACTCTCTTGGTGTATTCCAGAATTGCGTCGTCCATGTCGGTAAAGATGACCTGTCCGGAATCGCCGTAGGCTTCTAGGAATGCGACTCTAGAATCTCTGGTGTCTTGCCTGGTTCCGCTTTGAATCTTTCTCGGCATAAGGCAATCCGAAGGCACGGCGTATTGGTAATCCCACTCCTCGGTTGGGTGGGTGTCCTCATCGTCTTCGGCATTTGTTATTTCGGCTAGGGTAGCTAGTTTTTTGGAGAAGGGATAAGGGAAGTCACGTAGGCATTGGTCTCTGACGGTCGTAAAGTACTTTCGACATGCCCTAGCTTCTGCGCTTCTTTCGGTGGATAAAATTCCGATTTCAGCGTCAATGCCTAGGTGCCCCAGAGCCATATTGCAGATTTCGGTATCTGAATCCGCCATTTGACCCCCTTAGTCCTGGAGAATACTGAGCCGAACCTTGAAGACCTCAGCGCTTGCGGGCGTGTAGGCGTTACGGGCGACCAACATGCCGTAAAGGTTTGTCGAATTCGCCACACACTTAAAAGGCAGTCCTACCGCCCTGTTCTGAGTCACGGCATTGGCGCCAACCGACTTCTGATCTGCGGCCAAGAAAGAAATGCAGCCGATAAAGGTCAGCATCTCGGCATCGGTTACTGCACAAGCCGCGTTGTCGTTTGCCATCGTGGCCGTGGTATCAAACAGCAGTAGGTCAAACTCTGGGCCGGTCGCGGCGTCTACACTATCGATTAGTGCCGCGGCATGAATCACGCCACCACCGCCTTCAAAGCTAGTGCATCCAGAAAACGTCATGATGGTAGGAGCGGTGGTGGAATTACAGACCTGATCACCAGCGGCGTAGGCCGTGGTGTCTGAAGGCCTTGTGAAATTCGCCTCAACTATTGTCGTCTTACCGCCAGACGTTACTAGAATCGCTCCGCCCGGCTTATTTTGTTGAGCCATAAAGTCTCCTTAGATGACAGAGTCTCCGACATCGGAGAGGGTTTTCTTCTTGCCCTGCTTCTTAAGCTTCACGCCGGGAAGGTTTAGCTCGTCGTCGCCTTCTGGAAGCGGCGCTTGACCCGCCTTTACCTTTCGCATCCACTTATCGCTGAACTGCTCCTCTGGAGAGAAGAGATGAGGCTCTTTCTTAATCACCTTTCCTTTTTCGTCTCTCTCGACCTTGAAGCCTTGAACCGGCTTCAGTTCAAAAATGTCGCCTTTTCTGAGGCGCTGCTCGTGGTAGTAACCGTTATCAATGGCCTGTACTTTCATTCTTCGCTCCTTAAAAACCGAGGCCCCAGCGCCATAAGCGCCGGAGCCCCGGCTCTCTAATTAAGAGATCGTGTAGTTCTTCGCGTAGCTAGCGTACTGAGCGACATCGGTCGTGATGAACGACGTCACCGCCCCGGCAGACAAGTCGCCGTTATTGGGCGTGTAGTACAACTCCACATACTTGTAGTTACCAGCCATCCCAGGAGAGATGCGGCCCACATACACGTCACCAGCTGCGGCAACCGCTGCGATGGTAAACATGGTCTGCGTGGCGTCTGGCGTGAAAGTAGTCGAGCTGTCACCGTAGAGATCTACGGTCAGAGTCGAGTTACTTCCAGTGTCGGTAAACGCCGTGGTCACAACGGTAACCACGTATAGGGCTTGGCCGACTCCGATATTTCGGACGGCTCCCAAGTTGACGTAGTTAGTGGAAGCGGCGGCAGCGGTGATCGCCTGCGCCTGAGAGAATGTTAGTAGAGAATCTTGATACATATATAATCTCCCTCTTAGTTAAGTGGTTACGCCACGACCGATTCGGCCTGGGTTAATTGATCGACGACATAGATCGGGATGCCGCGGAAGCTTGGCCGGGCCATTCCGTCCACGTTGTCCCAATTGATTCCGCCGCCCGCACTCACCGAGGCCTGGCGCTGAATGTCCAGGTACTCGAACACGGTGCGGTTCATGTACCATCCCATTCTTCCAGACTTCAGGTTTTGGACGCGGTGATAGGCCTTGGTCATCAGCTTCACCAGATCCGCCGCCGACGTCTCAGAGATGAGCACAGAGATGTCGATGTTGGCGATGCGAACACACTGACGCCAGTCGCGAAGCGCGATTCCGCAATCCCACTTGAAGTGGTCCATGTAGGCGCGGTACCGGTTGCTGCTGGAGTCAAAGGCGTCCTGAAGACCGAGGTCCTCGTGCTGGACACCGGCAACAGAGCCTTGCGGATAGATGCCGTGAAGAGAATTCTCTCCAAGCGACAACAACCAGATGGAGCTGCAATCGGTCTGTCCACCAGCGGCTCCGCCATCGATGATGTGAGAGCCGTTAGAAGCGGACAGCGAAGAATATCGGGCAGACAACCCGACAAATTCCTCAGGCGCCGATGCGACACCGTAGAAGAAGGTGCCTACGAATTCCTGGGCCATGGCTTCTAGGTGAGGCTTGGCTTCAGACATCCGAAGGGCCGCACGGTCTCCGCCAAGGTCAGCCAACGCTTTATCGAGTTGGCTTCGGCATTCCATCATGCCGCAGGCCTCGTCGATTTGAGCGGTGGTGCTCTTGGTAGCCGCAACTCCCTTATTCAATAGGCGCCAGGTCGGGGTAGGTAACCCAGTCCGAACCGTGGTCCGGTGACCGGTCTTTAGGTTGCCTTCCACAAACGGAAGGTGTTCCGTAAGCGGGTTTTGTTGGGCCATGAGTTCGATGATGCCGGGATCGATTTTCCCCTTGGGGTCGAGCCGCTTGGCATAATCGATTAGGGTTAACGCTGTGACTGCTAGTTCTGCCATAAACAGGTTCTCCTTGAGTTTGTTTCCAAGGAGGCCTGTTGCTAGGAGAGTGCGGAGGCAGAGTCCTAGACGCGAGCTTGGCTTAGTTTTTTAGGCGTTACATTTTTCTTCTTTGAGCCAGTATTCGAGCTCGTTCAAAACGCCCTTCAAAAGCCTAACGACTTTTTCGAGCATCATGACCGTTCTCGGAGATAGCTGCCCCATTAACTCGCCTTATCTTTGCCTTCGTTCATGTAGCCCCACACCCTATGTGCGGTTGGCTTGGGTTTTGACTTGTCGGCTGCACCAGCCACAACCAACTTGTCCGGACCCATTTCCTTACCGATCTTCACAATCATTCTCATCAGCTCGGGATGATTCCCAAGGCCGGTGAGATCGAGTTGTTCTCTGAGTTGTTGGGATCCGTATTTCGCGATTACGTTATTCGCTAGCAGCACGTTTTCTTTCAACGCCTCGCCACCGAATTCGGTATCGGCTTTACACGATTCCAACCACTCAGCTTTCTTTGACTCGTACTGAGTCGTCTGGTTTTTGGAGAACTCGGATACGGCATCGCTTTCCCTCTCAAGCACCCTCTGCGCTTCTTGGTTGGAGAGGCCTTGCTCCTTAGCGTAAAGGGCAATTTTCTCCAATCGCGCTGGGCTGAGATTCGAGCCTTCCGGAAGCTTTAGCTCGTACTTATCAGGCACGACCTTTTCTTCCTTTGGCTTATCCGCCTTGTCCGCTTCTTTCTTGGCCTCCTCTTTAGGAGGTTCGGAAACCTTTTTGTCACCTTCAGAAATCTTTTCACCAAGTAGAGTTTCGTCTTTCTTTTCCTCTACCTTTGGCGGCGCCTCCGCCGGTGGCACGACTTCTTTAATCTCTTCTGCCATACCTATCTATCTCCCTGCGCTTCTTTGGACATTTCGAATAGGGCTTCTTGTCGGGCCGATGTGATCTCTTTCATCAGCCATGCCGCGACAGACTTCTTGCCGTTGAAATACTGCGTCTCAGAATCCGGTCTAAATCCGAGGTCCAAGACATTACAGTGTTCCAAAAGCCGCCACATCACGCTTCGTCCCTGACGGGTAGAGAGGACATCGAGCAAATTCTGTCGGTCACAGTGCTCTTTTTCCTTCTCTTTCCTATGAGCCGCCCGAACTTGATTCGGGTCGGCTGCGTTTTTGACCAGTTCAGACATCAGTTCACGTCAGTCCAGATCCCATTTCCGCCACCAACTTGCGCCCACGCATTCGCTCCGACGGCTTCCAACGTGATAGACCCGCCCGCATCTGTGCAGCGAATGGCATCGCCTGCGCTAGGCGAAAGGGTCACCACGGCAGTGCTTCCGTTTGTTGTCGATACCGGAAGAATCTGATCGGTTCCGTCGGCTGGATTAACATCAAAGTCGTCAGCGGTGCCACATACAAAGGTGTAACGGCATCCCAAAGCAGTAGACGCCTCGGGAAGCGTAATAACGTCTGCGCTATCGCTTACAAATGTCGACCCACATTGCGCAATGGTGGCCGATGTGGTGGTAGAGGCGACTTGTTTTTGGAGAAACCCGTACAAAGCGTCTCCTCCGTCTCCAGAAAATGACCCAGTCATCGTCACGTTTCCGGTGAGTGCTGGAGCAGATGACACAGAGACAGCGAGCTTACCGCTAGACTGAGAGCAGCTAAGATTGGTGCTGCACTTAACCTTGGAAAAGTTTCCGAGGTTAACATCGCTGGAATTGAAAACTTGAATACCGAAGGCATTCGCGGTTACGAACAAGAGGGCAAGTATCACGTTCTTCATACGGGTCTCCTTATTGAACTATTTGGCCCTGCCCACCTTGGGCCAGCCTGGTTAAAGCGTTGTCTTCACTCATATCGGCTTGACTTAAATTTCTTGCGGCTCCAGCCATCCGCTCGGCTCGCTCTGCTGCCATTTGAGCCTGCTGCTGCTTAGCTCTTTGCGCTCGAATATTTTGAACTTCTTCATCGCTTCGGATGATGCTTGGGTTAATGCTAAGCGCGTCGCCGTAAACGTCGGCGTATTGCTCCATGTTGACCTTATCCATGATGCTGGGGTCTTTGAGCATGGCGGCGTTATTGATCATGTTGCTGACGTATCTTTCCATCCCGCCGACACCGGCCAACTTCATCGCCTGATGCATGATGGAGATGTATTCGACTTTGAGTTGCTGGCCCTGTAACTCTTCCGGAGGCTCCGCAATCATCCCCTGAGACAGCATCTCGTAGAACAAGATGTCGAAGAATTGGTCCAATACCTCGTCGATGCTCTCCAAAACAGGTCCGAACACAGTCAGCTTCTCTTCTTTTCGCTCGACTATCTCAGTAGCCGTTCTGTGCGGGTCTTCGATGTTGGAGATGAGAAGTAAGATGTCCTCAAATGCCGCCCTCTGAATGCGCTTCTGATGGTCTTGGATCTGAAGCAGCATCTCCTGAATCCTTGGGTCGACTTGATAGGCTGGCTTAAATCCGTTCTGACCGCTCATCTCATCGATGAACGTGATGTCGCCAGGCAAGATGCTGGCCTTAGTGGTCTTAAGCGCCGTGGGGCCAGTCATTGGTGGCCGATTCATTTTCTCGATGGCTTCGGCTAGCCTGCGCTGTAGTAACTGCAAAGCTTTGACGTCGCCAATCATGTCGACGCCGGGATAGCTCGTGCCATAGGCGTCATGCCCTGTAGTGGACCAGCGAGCGCAGAGTACCGGGAAGTAGTCGTATCCGGCTTCTCGCAAATACTTGTCCTCGTCCTGGCTCATGTAGTTACTGCTACCGGTAGAACTCACACCTTTTTCGTAGTAGCAGCTCAGAAACTTCTTATATTTGGATAGCCCTTTTTTTGGGTCGTGCTCCGGATTGGGCATCACGCAATGGCATACATCCACCCAACTCTCTAGGTGGTCGTCTTCCCATTGCTGCTTGATGTAGGTTGAGAAATTATTCCAATCGATCTCACCTTCTCCGCCGAACTCCTGCACCAATTGGCGAACCGTCATCCGGATTTCTCTAAAAAATACGTTTACCCGGCCCTTGTAGTCGCAAGAAATCATGTAGCTTCCAACCGGAAGGCCTTGCGTGTGGATGACCCTATCGATATCGCGCTCGACGTATATAGCGCCGGTGCCAAATCCAGATGTGTCGGTGTAAAGTCCGCCAAAATTCTTGTAGAAGTTAGACCTCAGCAAAATGCTCGACATGTTGGTGGTGAGGTCGTGAAGCCATTCCTTAACCGATCCGAATTCGGCGTACTTTGGATTCGGAGTCGTCATCCGAAACCAAGGCTTTGCCTTATTCGTAATGCCGGTCATCATGCCGCTGCTCAGGTTTCGCATGGCAAGAGTGCCGGTAGAGTCGATAATCTTATTGTTTCTTCGCTCGCCGCGGTTGGTTTGGTTCAGCGTAAACTGCGCCCGCCAGGGCAGCACATAGTCTGCGATATCTCGCCAAGACGCGATGAAACTAGTGCGGTCGAGTTCGAGCTGAGCCCTGATGAGCTCATACTTTTGCCGCTTGGTTTTGTATGAAGGCATCATTGTCCGAGTAATGTTTTCGAAGGACCGGAAGTGCCTCGCACATATCCGCCCGCAGATGGCGCGCTAAACGCAGCCATAGTCTGTTTTTGGGCTATGTCGGCTATTAAAGATTTTTGAGTCAAAGTTTTTTGTTCGTTCTGAAACTTTTCGAAATCTAATTTGAACTGCTTGGCCTCATCTGTGGAGATGGCCCGCTCCTCATCGCTGAGGTCAGACCAACGCGCCCTGGCTGAGTTAATCTTTTGGATGGTCTCTTTGACTCCGGATTGATTGGCGTAGCCACCGAAAGACTTCAGATCCCACGGGTCGAATTCGGCTTTTAGGTCGACGTCATCAATGGCGTTCTTTACGAATTCGCTATCGGCTCCGTAGGTGTCCTGGAGCGATATGATTTCTGCGCTACTGCGCTGTTTATCAGATGAGCCCAAGCCAATCAGACCGCCTAAACTACCCGTTAATCCCATCGAGCCTCCGTGCGTAAATGAGGTCAACGAGCTCATAGCCCATACGCTCCAGCATTGGCCCGAAGTTGTGGGCGGATTTGACGTGCTGATAGACGACTTGGACTTTGTCGGCTTTTAACTGCTCATCGGACCACTTGATGAGCCTCGCCCCAACGCCGCGGCAATCAGGTCGGACGTAGACGATGTCCTGAACGGCTTGGAGGC